AATCTATGATGAAGCTGTAGACGAGATTAATAAGATAGAAGAAGAAATGAATCTTAAATGGGAACTTCCACCTGATGGGTTTATAGGCTAATGGCAACTAATTTATATTTTAATAATGTAGGATCTCATACTGAACAAGAGTTGATAAACTCTTTAACCAGTGAGGTAATACAAATACATGGGATGGATGTATTGTATATACCAAGAACTTTAGTTAAAGAAGATTTGTTGCTTGGAGAAGATGTTTTATCTAAATTTTCTACTGCATATGAAATTGAAATGTTTCTTAAAACAACTGAAGGGTTTGGTGGTGAAGGAGATTTGGTTAGTAAGTTTGGTTTGGATGTTCGTGATGAAATTATCTTTACAGTTCACAAAGATAGATTTGAACTTTCAACAGATATGGCAAAACCATTGGAAGGAGATTTGGTTTTCTTACCAATGAGTAAAGGATTGTTTGAGATTAAATTTGTAGAACATGAACAACCATTTTATCAAGTTGGAAAAAATTATAGTTTTGATATTACTTGTGAGTTGTACCAGTATAGTGAGGAACAATTAGAAACTGGTATTGCTGATATAGATAATATTGAAAGAGAACAATCGGCTGCCATTGATTTGATTATGACTGCTGGTGGTAGTGGAACATTTAGTATTGATGAATCAGTTTATCAAGGAGCAAATCTTGCAGCCGCAACTGGTAAGGGTATTGTTGTTAGTTGGAATGCAACAACAAGAACTTTAAGAGTTAATGATACATCAGGAACATTTGCAGCTTCAACTAATGTTACAGGTGATACAAGTGCTGCGGTTTGGTCACAAGCATCAGCTGCAGATTATCAAGCATTACCAACGACACCATTTGCTGATAATAAAGAATTTGAAACAGATGGTGATTCTATTCTTGATTTCTCAGAAGCTAATCCGTTTGGAGATGTAACTTAATGTTTGGTACTTATTATTATAATAAGAATATAAGAAATATTGTTATATTATTTGGGACTGTCTTTAATGATATTATTGTAAGGCGGGTTAATTCTTCTAATGTAACTCAAGAGGAGTTTAGGGTTCCTATAGCTTACGGTCCTGCTGAAAAATTTCTTGTAAGATTACGACAAAATACTGATATAAGTAAAGGTAAAGTAGGTCTTACCTTACCACGAATGTCATTTGAATTTACAGCCATTAATTATGATTCAACAAGAAAGTTGGTAACAACCAAACAATTTAAGAAAATTCACGCATCTGATTCTAATAAATTAACAACTGTATATTCTCCTGTTCCATATGACTTTGATTTTACTTTGAGTGTTATGGTTAAAAACTCTGATGATGGTACACAGATACTTGAACAAATTTTACCATACTTTTCTCCTGCATATCAAGTAACGATGAATGAGATGAGTACTATGGGGATCAAACGTGATATACCTATTATATTTACTGGATTATCAACTGAAGATAGCTATGAAGGAGATTTCTTAACAAGACGAGCTCTTATACATACATTGACATTTACTGTTAAAGCATTTCTCTACGGTCCGACATCAGATGTTGGTCTTATTAAAGAAGTTGATGTTAATACATTTAATAATAATGTTGATTTAGTTGCTCCAACAATTGCTTTTTCTGGTGGTGGTGGAACTGGGGCCGAAGCGATTGCAACTATAACTGATGGCACAGTAACAGCTGTTGTAATTACTGCGAGTGGTTCTGGATATACATCAGCCCCAACGATTGCTTTTTCAGGTGGTGGTGGTTCTGGAGCAGCTGCAACTGCAACTGTATCTGGAGGTCAAGTAAGGTCTATTGCAATTACAGCTGCTGGTACTGGATATGATACACCAAAAAAATTAAGTAATACAGATGTTAAATCTGATCCAACAACAGCCGATGCGGATGACGCATATGGATATACTACAACACAAACAGATTATTAGGAATAGGATAACTATATGAAAAAAACAACTGTCGATAAATTAAATAAAGTATTAGATATAACAGGTGATTTGATACCAGTTGAAAGAAATAAAAAAGACAAAGCTCCATGTGTTATAACAACTACAACAGACCTAACATCTGATTATAAATTTTCAAGAGAACAATATCATAATCTTATTGAAAAAGGCAACGAAGCTTTGGATGAATTATTAAGTATCGCAAAAGAATCAGAATCACCAAGAGCATTTGAAGTTACTTCAATGTTGATTAGAAATTTATCTGATACCACAAAAGAACTTATACAGTTACAAAAAACTGTAAAAGAAATTGATAAAGATAAAGATCCTCATATTGTAAATAACTCTTTGTTTATTGGAAGTACAAAAGAACTTCAAGATTTGTTGAGTAAGAAAAATGCCAAATGATTCATACTTAGGTAATAGATTATTAAAGCCCGCTAATGTTCCTGAACAATTTACTAAATATGAAGTTGAAGAATATGTAAAGTGCCGTGATAGCATTGTATATTTTCTTAAACATTATGTTCAAGTTATTCATGTTGATAAGGGACTTGTACCATTTGATCTTTATGATTATCAGGAAGATTTAATTAATACTTTGCACGCTCACAGATATGTTATTGTAAAGAGTGCAAGACAGTCTGGTAAATCTGTAACAAGTCTTGGTTATATTTTACACTATGTATTATTTAACAAGACAAAGATAGTTGGTATGTTGGCCAACAAAGCATCTACATCAAGAGAGTTGCTTGGAAGATTACAGACAGCTTATCAACATCTACCAAAGTTTTTACAACAAGGCATTATTGAATGGAATAAAGGAAACTTGGAACTAGAAAATGGTTCTAAGATTATTGCATCTTCTACATCTTCATCTGCTATTCGTGGTTATAGTTTTTCATTATTGTTCTTAGACGAGTTTGCTTTCGTACAAAGAACGATTGCCGATGCATTTATCAAATCAGTTTATCCCACAATTTCATCTGGTAAAGATACTAAGATTATCATGGTGTCTACACCCAATGGATATAACTTGTTTTACAAGTTCTGGAATGATGCCGTAGAAGGCAACAATCAGTTTAAGACATTTAAGATTCATTGGACTAGTATTCCAGATCGAGATCAAGAATGGCGTAAAAATATTATTTCAGATATTGGTGAAGAAGCTTTTCGTCAAGAGTATGAAGCAGAGTTCTTAGGTTCTTCTAATACTCTAATATCATATGCATCATTACAAGAGTTATCATATACAACACCCGTATGGTCAAAAGATGATTTAGATGTATATGAAGAACCAGAAATGGGTAGAATTTATGCAATGACAGTCGATACGGCTCGTGGACAAGGATTAGATTATTCTACATTTACAGTTATTGATACTACTGAAGTTCCATACAAAATAGCCGCAAAATATCGTAATAATACTGTTGCACCTCTACTCTTTCCTAATATTATAAATATTATAGGAAAGAAATATAATGATGCATATATACTAGTCGAAACAAATGACATTGGAGCCCAAGTTGCTGATGTATTACATCACGACTTAGAGTATGAAAACTTACTCACAGTTTCATGGTACGGCCGACATGGCCAACAAATTTCAAGTGGTCATAGCAAAGATATATCATATGGTGTGAGAACAACCAAAAATGTTAAAAAGATAGGTTGTTCTAATCTTAAAAGTATGATTGAAGAGAATAAGTTAATTATTCAAGACTATGATATTATTTCTGAACTTACAACTTTTGTTACAAAGGGAGATTCGTTTGCAGCAGAAGATGGTTCAAATGATGACTTAGTTATTACACTAGTTTTGTTTGGTTGGTTAGTAGATCAACAATATTTTAAAGAATTGAGTAATCAGAATATTCGGGATAAGTTATATCAAACTAAGATGGATGCTATTGATGATATGACACTCCCTTTCGGTATTATTGATGATGGATTGGATGAAACGTATGAACCTATGCCTGATGGTGGTTTGTGGGAAAAGGTTGATACATTTAACAAGTAAAATCTATATCAATATTAAGAATGTAAAGGAGAAATCAAATGGCTTTTCAAGTATCACCAGGAATTAATGTTACTGAACAAGATTTAACAACCGT